CCTATTTGACCTAAAGCAAACCATCTAATTTACCCACCACGCCAATGATTAAACCAAACGCCACACGTCAAGAATACGAAAACATCAACGCCTTAAACTATTCAGGTATGAAGGAACTTCTTAAGAGTCCCCTTCACTATCAGACTTATTTAAAACGTGAGAATGTAGAAACCAAGGCTCTCCGTATTGGAACGCTTGTTCACCTTGCAGTCCTTCAACCGGAACTTTGGCAGAACTTTAAGCCAGCCCCAGCCTGTGACAAACGAACCAAGGAAGGCAAACAAGTCTACGCTGACTTTGTCGCGACATTAAAGCCAAGTGAGCAAGTCGTTGACCTAGAGGAACACGAAGTGATCGTGCGAGTCGCCAGTGCAGCTGAAGGGTTGAAGTCTAGCCTAGGCGTTCAATTCGTGCGCACCGAAGTCGCAGTGACCGCTGTTGACCATTCAGTTCCTTTAAAGTGTTCCATTGACGCAATTGGTGACGATGGGTTTCTCTACGACATCAAAACAACAGAAGACGCTTCTGTTTATGGATTTAAGAAAACAGCCTTAATGTATCGCTACTACTTGCAAGCGTTCGTCTATTCACGACTGTATGAACTAGCCACTGGGGAGAAACCTAAGGGCTTCCGGTTTATCGCAATTGAGAAAGACCTACCCAACGCTGGCGGTATCTTTGAACTAGACGCTGAGTTTATGTATAAAGCCTTCTTAGATTACAAGCGTGCTTTAAAACTTTACATTCAAGCCACGGAGACTAATAACTGGTGTGGCTATCCTACGGAAGTCCAAGTGATCACATTAACTAACCCACCCAGCCTCTCAGCTGCACCTATCAACTTTGCTTAATATGACTGACGAAACTATAAAAGAAATCGCCAAAGTTATTGTTGGGCTATTCATCGGTGGCTGTGTTTTAGCCTACCGGATTGTTTTGCTCTTAGCAGCTTGGAAATACCTTCATTCCTAATCCTATGACCACACCAAATAACACACGCCCACCCCTTAAAAAGATTACTGAAAGCGGTAGTTTCAATTTAAGGCTCACCACAATTAAAACTGAAAAGTTTAAAACCAACGCAGAGGGTATTCACTCTGTGACTCTTTGGTTTGTGGATAACCTTGGGAACAATCTGAACAAACGCTATACGTCCCAATACCCAAAGTCTTTGGCTACAATGGTTGGCAAGTTCACTAACAAATATATTTCACCGCCCAAAGAAGGAATGACGGTTCAAGAGTTCTACGCTTTTCTGCAACAGGCGGAAAACTGCACCGCTGAAGTGCAGGTGGAAGTGACCCCAGACACGCCTTGGAATGGTCAGCCTCAATTCAAATACAAGTTTGCTAAGATCACGTCAATCGTAGGCAACGGAGAGGCTGGTGCAGAGCAAGCCCCAGAAACCACCGAAGCCCCACCCTTCTAATATGAACAAGACGCTTGTTCTTATTTCCGGTTACTCACGTGCTGGAAAGGATACCTTTGCAGCTGGTATGCTGGCGACTAATTTAAAAAACTCAGACTTCACTTTTCTGGTAGCGTTCGCAGACCAACTTAAAGAGATTGGTGACGAAGTTCTGGGCTTAGCAAACTTACGACATAGTCTTAAGGACACTTTCTTTAATGATAACTTTAAAGTAAAGAACAGGGACGCTCTGGTTCACTTGGGCGTTGCTATGCGTTCGATAGACCCAGACGTATGGGTGGACTTAGCCTTAAGGCGTTCAAACTTCCCGACTGCGATTGAGAATGTCGGTGCAAATGTAATCGTGACCGACTGGCGTTATTTAAACGAATACCGGAGAGCCAAAGAAGTAATGCCAGACTTCAAGGTGATCACAGTGTATATTGAAACGCTAGGCTTGCACCCAGCCAACGAAGAAGAAGCCAAGTCGATTGCAGAAATTAAGAGAGAGATGACGTGGGACTATGAGTTCTATTTCTCCCCTAACAATTCTGAAGCAGTTTTAAAACAAGGTGCGCACTTTGCTAGGACTTTAAATCTCTGACAATGGTCTGCTATAATAACAAAGAGACTTACCCGCTAAGTCTTTTAGAGCGTATCAAATTGCTTAACCTTTCTATTGAACGTGCAGAGTTTCTTCTTTCCTGCCCGATTAGAGAACCCGGTAAGAGCCTAGAAGCCTCTAGGGGATTTGACGGAGGGTTCGCACAATTAAAAGAAGCTGCAAGGCTAGGCATTGACATACGCGACACTGCAAAGATGTTTAAGTGGAAAGTAAAAGACACTCAGACAATCGCTGATCACTTTGGAATTAAGTTCCCAAAGAAAACAACTTATGCAAAGACCCAAGGTTGTGCGTATTATACGCTCCTAAGCCCAGCGGTTGAAGACGAAGAACCTTTCTTTTATGCGTAGCCCAAAGTTCAACGTCCCGAATATAAACACCAAGCCTTACGAAACTTTCGTATGCGTTGGTGATAACCACGGAGACTTAGTGGACAAGTCTGCTCTGGACGCCTTTGACGCTTTTCTAATTAAAGAAAACCCTGGCATACGTGTTCACCTTGGTGATTTGCTAGACCTTGGTGCGTGGCGAACAGGTGCAAGCCAAGACGACCAATCGCAAGGCACGAACAAAGACGTGGACGCCGGGTTAGAGTTTCTCCGTATGCTCAAGCCTCAAGTATTTCACTTAGGCAATCACGACAAGCGAGCCTTAGAGCAAAGGGAGTCTTACAACGGTGATCGGGCAGAGTGTGCTAATAACGTCTGCGTCCGATTGTTTGACCAACTCACCGCAATTGACTGCAAAGAAGTTCACAACTATTCAGTGCGCGGTTCGGACGCCAAGGCTGTCGGATTAAATAGAAAAGGAAAGTTGGTGACCACTCACGGCTTTGCAGCTGGAACAAATGCCACACGCACTATGGCACAAATCTGCGGACGACCCGGTGACGTTGTTATTCACGGACATACTCACGACTTTCATATGGTGACCATACCGCACCTAGAGGACGCAATCGTTGGCGTTTCGTCAATGTGCCTAATGGACATTAACTTGGCAGACTACGCTCTCACTCGCCCAGCCACGACACGCTGGGCTAATGGTTGGACGCACGGAGTGATTGAAAACAACACTGGGCTTTGCAAGGTTTGGACTGCTCACCGCTTTGCTGGTAAGTTCATTTACTCAGAAGGTTTTAATTTAATCTAATGGAAACGGAAAGCAGGACACCGGAACAAATTAGGCAACTGCTTGCCTCATATGGATCACGTGCAGCTGAAGATGACCAGTGGCTTACTCGCAAAGAAATTGCCAAGCACTTTGGAGTTAGTCCAGACGCTGTGGCTCATTACGCTAAAAAGAAAAACCTAGAAATTAGAGTTGTGGTCACTTCATATTTCCACGGAGGCTTTGAGCAAAAACAGCCCACGTGCCAGCACAACCTAAAAGATTTCTACGGCTGGAAACCCTTGAAATACCGCAACTCTGAGTGGCACCAGAAGTAAGGCTTGTCCCAGCCTAAGGGGTTTGAGATACAGAAGTTTCCAACCCTAAATAAAACAATGAACCTACCACCTAATACAATAGAGGCTGAGAAATACCTGCTGGGCGTCCTAATGCGTGACGCCTTGCCTCTGCCACAGCTGCTTAAGCCTAGCGACTTCTTTGAGCCTAAGCACCAAGACATTGCACAGGCTATCACTTCCCTCTGGGCAGAAGGATCACTGGCTCAAGAGGACTCAGTCTTCTTAAGGCTTAAAAAACTCAACAGCCCAGTTGAGGCTTTTTATATTTCTGACTGCGTTTCGCAGGTCGGTTTCTCTCTGCTTAATCCCGGTTGGGAGAAGGGTATCAAACAGACTGCTCAGTTGCGGAAACTATCAGAGGTCGCCCGACAAGTGGACGCTCTGGCAAATGACGAACACGCTGACCCTCTGGCTGTGGCTACAATGGGGCTACAGGCTATTGAGTCTATCCAATCGGACAGGCGTGAGGCTCTGCCCCAAAAGATGACTGTGGAAGAACTGCTTTCTTTTGACCGCAAGGCTGACCCAGCCAACGTGATCGGAAACCGCTGGCTCACGAAAGGCTCAAGCCTTCTAATCGTGGGACAATCGGGAACAGGCAAGTCAGCCTTAATGAACACAGCTGCAATCAACTGGTGCATAAGTCGCGACTTTTTTGGCATTAAAGCCACCAAGCCTTTGCGGACGATTTGCATACAGGCGGAGAATGACCTAGGTGACGTTGCGGAAAGCCTTCAAGACTTGGTGCAGGGCTTGTTCCTCAATGTCTCAGAAATAGAAGAACTGAAGGACAGACTTTTTATCTATCGTGAAGCAGTTGCGACAGGTGTAGCCTTTGGCAAATTACTGCGCACTTTGGTTAAGACGCACGAAGCGGACATCGTGTTCGTTGACCCACTTCTGGCTTTCGCAGGTATCGACATCACCGACCAGAAAGAAGCCTCTCACTTTCTGCGACACATCATTCAGCCAATCTTAAACGAGACTGGCGTAATCCTTGTGGCTATGCACCACACCGGAAAGCCACGCTCTAAGTCTGACAAGGAAGGGCAGACGATTGCAGACCTAGCGTATAGCGGACTAGGTTCTTCTGAACTCACAAATTACTTCAGAGAGGTTGCGGTGCTGGCACGTTGCCAAGGCGACCTGCCCATTTATAAGTTCGGGCTGACTAAACGCAGATCACGCTCAGACCTTAAAGACCTGCACGGAAACTGGGCTGGGGAAATCTATATACGCCACTCCCCAGTTCGGGGCATAATCAAGTGGGAGAGAAGCCTCAGCCCAGAGCAGGAAGGGCAGGGCGACCAAGCCCAACCAGCCAAGCACCCAATAAAG